GTTGTACCCATATCAGTTAACTACCCATTCTTTTTTAAACCGATTCAAGATGGTATGGACAGGCCGAAGACTGAGTTGGCATATAGAGTACCGGCTTCAAAACTTACTAGGAGAAAATTAGAAACTAACGAACAGCTTTTAGATCTTGATGGTTTAGATACCACAATTGATTGGAAAAACACAGGTGATAACTCTTATGATGGTGAAAAGCTAAAAATACTAGCTCATGATGAAAGTGGCAAATGGGAAAGACCTGATAATATATTAAACAATTGGCGAGTTACAAAAACTACATTAAGATTAGGATCAAGAGTTGTAGGTAAATGTATGATGGGCTCAACCTCAAATGCATTAGATAAAGGTGGAGAAAATTTTAAAAAACTATACGATAATTCAAACGTTACAAAACGAAATAAAAACGGACAAACAACTTCTGGGCTCTATAGCTTGTTCATACCTATGGAGTGGAACTACGAAGGATTCATGGATACTTTCGGATTACCTATCTTCACTTCACCAAAAAGTCCTATCAAAACAATTGATAATAACACAATTACAACAGGAGTTATCCAACACTGGGAAAACGAAGTTGAAGGTTTAAAGCATGATCAAGACGCGTTAAACGAATATTATAGACAGTTTCCAAGAACTGAAAAGCATGCGTTTAGAGATGAAACTAAACAAAGTCTTTTTAATTTAACTAAGATATATCAGCAAATAGATTATAACGAAGAAATTAATAATAGAGCAAGTACGACACAAGGTTCTTTTATGTGGGTAAATGGTATAAAAGATACACAAGTTGTTTTTATGCCTAACGCAAAAGGTAGATTTTTAATTTCATGGGTTCCTGATAGAAATTTACAAAATAAAATAATATTAAAAAACGGTGTTAAATATCCTGGTAATGAACACTTAGGCGCTTTCGGTTGCGATAGTTACGACATATCAGGTACTGTTGATGGTAAGGGTAGTAAGGGAGCTTTACACGGTTTAACTAAGTTTAGTATGGAAGATGCACCAGCTAATCAATTTTTTTTAGAGTATGTTGCTCGACCTGAAACTGCTGAATTATTTTTTGAAGATGTACTTATGGCTTTAGTTTTTTATGGCATGCCTATATTAGCTGAAAATAATAAACCAAGATTATTGTATTATTTAAAGCGAAGAGGTTATAGAGGGTTTAGTATGAATAGACCAGATAAGTTAAGAAATAAATTATCAACAACTGAAAGAGAAATAGGTGGAATACCAAATTCTAGCGAAGATATTAAGCAAGCTCATGCAGCTGCGATAGAATACTATATAGAAAACCATGTAGGAGAAAATGAAAATGGTTATGGAAATATGTATTTTCAAAAGACATTAGAAGATTGGAGTCAGTTTAATATAAACAACAGAACTAAATACGATGCTTCAATTAGTTCTGGTTTAGCAATTATGGCTTGTAACAAAAACAAATATAGACCTGTGCCTCTTGTGCAGAAAAACAATATTAACCTTGGTATACGCAGGTATAACAACAAAGGGTATATTTCACAAATAATATAATAAATGAAGATTAACAACACTTATAGTTCATTTCCAGATCAGGTAGTACCTGATGAGGTTAAGCAAAGCATGGAGTATGGCAAGCAGGTTGCTATGGCTATAGAGGGAGATTGGTTTAGTGGGACTAGATCTGGTGTAGAAAATAGGTTTAATACTCAGTATAATAGCTTTAGAATGAGAAGACTATATGCTAGAGCAGAACAACCTGTTCAAAAATATAAAGATGAGTTAGCTATAAATGGTGACTTAAGCTATTTAAACCTTGACTGGAAACCAGTTCCTATAATTCCTAAGTTTGTTGATATAGTAGTAAACGGTATGGATGACAAGCTTTACGATATAAAAGCTTTTGCTCAAGATCCAGAATCAAGAAGAATAAGATCTAAGTACGCTGAAGATATACTACGTGACATGCAAGCAAAAGAGTTTTTACAAAACTTACAAGGTGCGGTAGGATTAAACTTGTTTAATACAGATAAGCCAGAAGAACTTCCAGAAAATAAAGAAGAGCTAGATCTTCACATGCAACTTAGTTACAAACAAGCAAGCGAAATAGCTGCAGAAGAAGCTGTAAATAATACTTTAGAATTTAATAAATATTCTTTAACTAAGAAAAGAATAATAGAAGATATTACTACTTTAGGCATTGGCGCTGTAAAAACAAATTGGAATAAAGCTGAAGGCGTTAAAGTAGATTATGTAGACCCTACTAGATTAGTTTATTCATATACAGAAGATCCTAATTTTCAAGATATATGGTATGTAGGTGAAGTAAAAGCTTTATCTATACCTGAGATTAAAAAGCAATTTCCTGACTTAACAGATTCAGAACTAGAAAGATTAGAACAATATCAAGGCAATGCTAGTTTTCTTTATAATTATAATAAAAATTATGACGGTAATTATGTTTATTTATTATATTATGAATATAAAACTTACAGTGAACAAGTTTTTAAAATAAAGAAAACAAGTACTGGTCTAGAAAAGTCATTAGAAAAACCAGATACCTTTGCTCCACCTGAAAATGAAAACTTTGATAGAGTATCAAGATCAATAGAGGTGTTATACAGTGGGTGTAAAGTACTAGGTTACGATATGATGTTAGATTGGAGAATGGCAGAAAACATGACAAGGCCAAAGTCTAATTTAGTTAAAGTAAATATGAATTATAACATATGTGCTCCTAAACTATATAAAGGTCGTATTGAGTCTTTAGTAAGTCGTATGATGGGATTTGCAGATATGATACAGCTAACTCATTTAAAAATACAGCAAGTAATATCTAAGATAATACCAGACGGTGTTTACCTAGATGTTGACGGCATAGCCGAAGTAGATTTAGGTAATGGGACAAGTTACAATGCTCAAGAAGCTTTGAATATGTATTTCCAAACTGGTAGTATACTAGGTAGATCAATGACAGTAGATGGTGATCCTAATCCTGGAAGAATACCGATACAGGAATTACAGTCTAACTCTGGTGGAAACAAAATGCAAGCTTTAATTCAAACATATGAGTATTACTTGAAGATGATAAGAGACGTGACCGGGCTAAACGAAGCTAGAGATGGTAGCACTCCAAGTTCAGATTCTTTAGTAGGTTTACAAAAACTTGCAGCTGCAAATTCAAATGTTGCAACCAAACATATTTTAAATTCTTATCTATACTTAACATTACGAACTTGTGAAAACATCGTTCTTAGAACGGCAGATAGTATTGAGTTTGCTTTAACTGAAGAAGCTTTAAAAAATAGTATATCTACGTGGAATGTTGGACAATTAGCTGATTTAAAAAATATACATCTATATGATTATGGTTTATATTTAGATTTAGTTCCAGATGAAAGAGAAAAAGAACAATTAGAAGCTAATATTCAAGCGGCACTACAGCAAGGTAGTATAAATTTAGAAGATGCAATAGATGTTCGTAATATAAACAATTTAAAATTAGCTAATCAAACTTTAAAACTTAAACGAAAATTAGCTGCTGCTGCGGCACAAGCTGCGAACCAAGCAAATATACAAGCTCAAGCTCAAGCTAATGCTGAGTCAGCTGAAAGAGCTGCAATGGCTGAGGTTCAAAAGAAACAAGCTACTATGGATGTAGATGTTAAAAAAGAAAAAGCTAAATCTCAATTTGAAATAGAACGTATGAGGGTTGAAGCTCAAATTAAAAGAGAATTAATGGAGTTAGAGTTTAATTACAATATGCAACTCGGTCAACAGAAAGTACAAAGAGAATCAGATAGAGAAATTGAAATTGAAAATAGAAAAGATAGTAGAGCTAGAATAATAGGCACACAACAAAGTGCTATTGCTAATCAAAAACAAAAAGAGCTTAACGCTATAGATTTTGAAAACCCATCATCTATAGAAGAATTAGAAGACCCTATTGATGGTTTATTAATGGATCAATAGTATTATTAATTATTATATTTTATTATGTCAACACAGTTAGAAAAGGAGACTAAAGCTCCGCTTAAAATGAAAAAAAAGGTAGGTAGACCTAAAAAATATACCGCAACAAAAGAAGTAACAAAAGTAGATTTAACTAAAAAAGAAGAAGATGCCATTCCAGAGCAAAGCACAGGAAACGTGGATGCGGTTGAACAAGCCAAAGATGTGGAAAAAGTGGAGGCAGGAACACCCGAGCCAAGACTTGAAGAAGTTACCGAAGAAAAAGTCGAGCAGAAAAACGAAGATGCGAACGAAGAAATCACGGTAATAAACGAAGTTAAAGAAGAGGTTAAAGAACTAACACAACAAGTAGATCAAGCTATAGCAAGAGAAGAAGACACAGGTGTTAAACTTCCAGAAAATGTTCAAAAGCTAGTTAGCTTTATGGAAGATACAGGAGGCACAGTAGAAGACTACGTTACTTTAAATAAAGATTATAGTGAGTTTGATGATAACTTACTAGTAAAAGAATATTATAAAAAAACTAAACCACATTTAGATGATAGCGAAATATCTTTTTTAATGGAAGATAAATTTAACTATGATGCTGAAGTGGACGAAGAAAGATTTGTACGTAAACAAAAACTAGCGTATAAAGAAGAAGTTGCGAAAGCCCGAACTTTTCTGGATAAAATGAAAAGTAAGTATTATGATGAAATCAAGTTGAGGCCATCCACTACTAAAGAACAGCAGAAAGCTATGGACTTTTTCAATAGATACAACCAAGAACAATCAGTAGTAGCAGAAACGAGAAATAGATTTGTAAAAAATACTAAAGATCTTTTTGATAACGAATTCAAAGGTTTTGATTTTAACGTTGGAGAAAAGAAGTTTAGATATAAAATATCAAACCCATTTCAGGTGGCTGATAATCAAGATGACGTTGGAAAATTTGTAAAACCATTTACAAATAATAAAGGCGAAATTGAAGATTATCAAGGCTATCATAAAGCGTTGTATGTTGCTAGAAACGCAGATAGAATAGCAGAACATTTCTATGAGCAAGGTAAAGCCGATGCAACTAGAGATATAGTTTCTAAATCAAAAAACATTGACAATGCTCCTAGACCGAGCAACGAAACAAATGTCATGCCTAATGGTTGGAAAGTAAGAGCTGTAAGCGGGGCTGATTCTTCTAAGTTGAAAATTAAAAAAAGAACATAAATAAAAAAATAAATTATGAGTTTATCAGGAGGAGCCGTTCCACCTAGCATAACGCCGATGCCTCAACAAGTAACGGTGCAAGACAATTATATTGATTTTGCAGACGGAGCTTTTGACACTTGGGCACAGCAATATTTGCCAGAGCTTTATGAACAAGAAGTGGAAAGATATGGTAACAGAACGTTATCAGGATTCTTAAGAATGGTTGGCGCAGAAATGCCAATGACATCAGACCAGGTTATCTGGACTGAACAAAATAGATTACACATCGCTTATGATAACGTAGCTATCGCCGCTGGTGGTGGTGG